AAATTAGCGGTGGCGCATTTATCCTCAAGCAATACATTTAGTGCAGCGGATAGATTATCTGTTCATTTCACAATGACCGGCTTGAAAGGTGATACTGGATCTACCGGCTCAACCGGTGCTACCGGTGCAGCTGGTGTAGCTGGTATTGCAATGACATGGAGCAATTCAACGAGTGATGCGGATCCTGGAGGCGGAAAGATTGCCTTTAATCATGGTACTGTTTCAAGCGTTTCTATTCTTTACGTCGATGATGCTGACGATGCCTCGGTCGATATATCTGGCTGGGTTCAATCGTGGGATGACGTATCGAACTCCACAGCCAGGGGTTATGTTAAAATTGAAAAAGAGGGAACACCATCAACCTATGCTTTATTTAAGGTAAGCGGTGCGGTTACGGATGCATCGGGATATACCAAAGTGCCGGTTACGCATGTTGCCAGCAATGGATCTTTTTCTAATGAGGATGGAGTAGGAGTTCATTTTAGTGCATCCGGTGCAGATGGAACGGATGGCGATATGACCAGCTTTACTTTGGCTGGAACGTCTGGATCAAACCAGACAATTACGAATGGTAATACAGTTACGATAGCAGCTGGAACCAACATTACAACAACCGGTGGATCAACAGATACAGTAACGATTGCTTGTACGCTCGACGATCCAATAGCTATGTCCATTGCATTAGGAGGATAAAATATGGCAAATACTTTTAAGGTCGTATCGCATGATGTCATGCCGGCATCAGCTGGTACACCAGAGGATCTTTACACTACACCAGGGAGTACAACGACAATCGTATTAGGATTGGTATTGTGTAACGTACACACGGCACAAGTAACTGCTGACGTTAAACTTGTAAGTGATACAAGTGGAGGTGGTCGAGCAGCTACCAACACAACAACATTCTTAGCTAACGATATTCCCCTTGCAGTAGGACAAAGCACAAGTGTCCTAATGGGAGCAAAGATTGTTTTGGAAACTACAGACAAGATACAGATTGATTGCTCTGTTGCTGACAAGGTTTCCGTCACAATGTCAATTATGGAGATTACATAATGGGTGAACATTCAATAGGTAAAGATGCAACACCGACTAGCTACGAGCCAGCTATTCAACAGCATGAAAACACAATACCAGGTACATTAACTATAGATGCAACTAACAATGCACTTTCAGCTGGCCCGATTACAATTTCTGGAACTGTAACTGTTAGTGGCGTATGGGTGATAGTATGAGTAAAATTCAAGTTGATACAATAGAGGGTAAAACTACTGTAAATACTAAAATTGCTGGTCATGTTGCACAAGTAATACAAGCAACCTTTTCAGAGCAAAGTAGTATTGGTTCTGGTTCAGCAACAACATTAATTAACCAAACTTTTACACCTAAATTTTCAGATAGTAAATTTCTAGTATCAATTCATCTTCCTAATTGCACGTCTACAGACGGAGAAAAAGTGGTGGTAAATGCGTACATTGGAACAAGCTCTACTCCAACAAGTAATACTAATATAATAAATCACCAAGAAGAAATGGGTGGTACTGGTGGAGATGATGCAAGAAGCATTAATAACCAAGATTATGGTTCTTTTACAGCAAGTTCAACAAGCACACATTATGTTTCCTTAACAGTTACGCCAGATGCAACTTTAACTGTAGCTAGACACTCGACTACTGGAAAGTTAATTCTTCAAGAAATTACACAATAGGAGTAAGACATGGTTTCAAAAATTGAAGTCGATACAGTAGTCAATCAAAGTGGCGACCAAGATAGTGGAATTGATTTATCTTCTAATGACGTAGTTGCAGTAAAAACAGCCGACACAGAACGAATGAGGATTGATGCTAGTGGTCATTTTTATTTAGGTAAAACAACAACTACATCTGCTGATGCTGGAATATTTATGCAAAGTAATGGTGGCATAGATGCAACCAGAAGTGCTGCAAGAGTGGTTGCGTTAAATAGACTTTCAGATGATGGACAACTAATAGCTTTTGCACAAGCTAATTCAGAAGAAGGCAACATATCTGTTTCTGGCTCAACAGTTTCTTACAATGGTTTTTCTGGACTTCACGAAAGTTCTGGTATTGCAACAGATACAGCTATTGGAACTGTAGTTTCAACTATAGATGAGTTAGATGTATATTCTTCAAAACAAGGTGAAACAGGAAGTGAAACAGATAATCCAAAATCAGGGCAGACAAGAACAGACCACGCAAAAGTAAGAGTATCTAATACAACAGGGGATAAAGCTGTTTATGGAGTTGTAGGTAGTTTTAATGCACAAGGCAAAGTAAACGTAGCATCAGTAGGCATAGGCTCTGTGCGTGTAACAGGAGCTTGTGCAAAGGGTGACTTACTAGAAAGCAACGGAGATGGCACAGCAAAGGTGCAGTCAGATGATATCGTAAGAAGTAAGACAATCGGCAAGGTAACAATAGGGAATAGTAGCACAGACGTTAAGCTAGTGTCTTGTGTTCTATATTGTGGATAGGAGAGTAAATAATGACCTCAACATTAAAAGTAAGAAACATAGAGATGGGCGAGGGTGCTGCATCAGATAGTAAAATATTGTTTGATGGCAATGCTCAAGACTTTCACATAGGACTAGACGATAGTTCTGATAGCTTAACTATAGGTCTTGGCTCTGCATTAGGCACTACATCACACATGGTCTTTGATGCTAATGGTCATATTACTAAACCATTGCAATCTGCTTTTAATGTAAATGTAAACAGCACTCAAACAATGAGTGCGGGAAGCACTACAACTTTAAATATGGACACAGAAAGATTTGACCAAAATGCTGATTTTAATACAAGCACATATAAGTTTGTTGCTCCTGTAACGGGTAGATATTTTTTATCAACATTCATAAGAATAGACCATATTGATATTTCTAGTGACTACATGGATTTGAGGATTAGAACAAGCAATCATACATATCAAAATGTTTATAACTCAGATACAGAGTCCTCATCAGACAATCCTTTTACAACACTTAGTCTTTCAATCCTTGCAGATATGGATGCGAATGATGAAGCATGGGTTACTCTATTTGTAGAAGGTCATGTTTCCGCAAGTTCTGGCACAACATCAGTAAACACAGGTGGTTCATCAGGATTTTTTGGATACCTAGCTTGTTAAAAAGGAGTAAATAGATGGCTAAATTAACACTAACAATAGAATTAGATGATACTCAACAAACTATTTTAAAGAATGACTTGTTGGATATTAATACATGGGTACAGGGAGCAATGACAGGCAAGATAAACAATGCTTGGAAAAGAATGCAATCTGAGTGGACAATTAAGTTAATGAACGACAGTAGTTTTACTGACCCAATCCCAAGCAATCAAGCTGACTTTGTAAAACTTGTAACTGCTAGAAGTGACTACAAGACCAGAGTTCAAAGAGATGCAGCCAATAAGCTATGACCAAAGCATTAGACAATCGTGTAACTAAACTAGAAACTGAAAATAGTATTCAGTTCCGTGACATTTTCAATAGGCTGAAGCGTTTGGAAATGTGCTTACTTTCTGGCATGGGAGCAGTAATCCTTTTGCTTTGCGGAGTATTATTTCAAATAAATTAAATTTTACCTGGGGGAAACCGATATGTTTGGGGTCGGGGAAGCAATCATGGCTGCGAGTGCATTCAAGAGTGCGGTCGATGCTATTAAAAGTGGCATAGGAACAGCGAGAGATATTGGCGATATAGCTGACTCAATCGATCAGTTGCTAGACGGCAAGGCAAGAATAGATAGAGCCAAGAAAAGCAAGGTAGCGCCAGGTCAGTTCTCTATAAAGTCAATCGCATCAGATACTATAAGTGCAAAACTTGCAGAGGAAGAACTTTATAACATCTCTGTCTTAATAGACCAGAGGTTCGGGCATGGCACGTTTAAGGGCATTCAAGACGAGAGAAGAAAGCGGATCAAAGCCTACAATGAGGCGGAGCAGAAGAGACTACAAGCCAAAGCAAAACGTCGGAAAGAAATGATGAATGATCTCAAAATACTTTTATGGATTATTGGCGGTGCTGTTCTCGTTTGCGTGGTTGGTATCGGCTATCTCTTCATCACAAATGAATTATAAATCGGAGATTAAAAATGATACACAGAATTATAGCCTGGTTAAACGAGTTCGTAAGACCGCAGCCGGTAGAAGTCTTAACGAATACTATTGCATCTACCTCAACCAAGAGGGGTCGACCAAAGCAATCAAAGTCAGCAGTTACGAAAACTGTCCGGAAGAAAAAAACTAAATGACTCCGGAGAACTTGGATCGCTGGAAAATTATTCCCAGGATAATGATGGTCATTATGACCGGTGTTTATATTCGCTGCATAGAGTGGGCATTGAGTCAGCCGGATCTAACAACACAACAAGCTAGCTTAATATCAGTTGTCACCGGAGCAATGACCGGATCGCTAGCAGTTTTTCTTAACAAAGAATCAAAAGGTAAGGACGAATGATAGGGAGCATAGTGACAGCAGTGTCGGGTCTAGCATCAAGCTGGATCGAGGGCAAGACTGCCATACAAAAAGCAAACGCACAGATCAAAATGAAAGAGGCTACCGGTGAGATCGATTGGGATCTCCAGGCCATGCGTGCCAGCCAATCTTCCTGGAAAGACGAGTATTTAGTAATCATCTTTTCTATACCTTTGATCCTCTCATTTTGTGGTGAGTGGGGTAGAGGTGTGGCAGCTGCTGGGTTCCAGGCTTTGAGTGAAATGCCGGAGTGGTATCAGCTGACAATTGGGGTAATTGTTAGCGCGAGTTTTGCTACCAGATCAGCTGCTAAATTTATCAATATGAGGAAGAAAAAATGAAAGAGAATTTTGAACAATGTATGGTCATGTTATTGGAGAACGAGGGAGGCTATCAAGAGGACAATCGTGACCCTGGGAATCATGGCGACGGATACGGAAATGCAGGCTCAACTAATTGGGGAGTCACGGCAAAAGTATTTGCTGAATATACCGGTCAACCAGCCACCAGAGAGATAATGAAAGCGCTCAAAAAGGAAGACGTTTATCCGGTCTATAAAGAGCTCTATGCTGACAAAATAAAATTCGATTTATTACCTTCTGGAGTTGATTGGGTGGTCTTCGATTTTTGTGTAAATTCCGGCGTCTCTCGCGCAGCAAAAACATTACAAAGAATTGTCGATGCAACGGCTGATGGAGCTATCGGCCCAAAGACAATTGAGGCAGTAAATTCTAAAGATGCGAAAGAAATTGTAGAGGCCATGTATGAAACTCGACAGTCGTTTCTTGAGGGTCTATCTACATTCTCAATTTATGGCAAAGGATGGTCACGCCGTAACGAACATGTAAAGGTTACTGCTATTGATATGATATAGCTCCGTGCCAACTCCGTGCCAACTCCGTGCCAACAGTACACGTAAAACTATGTAAAACTACGGAAAAAAATTAGTAACTTTTACGTAGTTTTACGTGTATTTCCGTAGTTTTACGCTTTAATTATGGGTTCAAGTCCTATCACCCGCACCAAAATTCCCCAATAAAATCAATAACTTAACTGCTAATACACTGTATTCCGTGCCAACTCCGTGCCAAAACCTCTTTACTTTAATGATTCAATGAGTCAATATAGTCAAATATTTGAATCAATATAATTTATAAGTAGAGTCATTTTTAAGTGGAGGTAAAGATGAAAAAGAGCAACACAGAATTAGTTAATGAAATAGTTAAAACAATCCCATCAAGAAAAGCTAAAGGTGAAGCGCACTGGTGTGTGGATGGTAGGAAGTATAATAAGAGCAGGCGATTCTATACCACGAAAAATGAAGCCATTAAAGAGGCTGAAAAAATAATAGAAACTAAGGATGCTGACGAACAGATCTTTGGTGGTGTAGGGCATGGCTATACCTCTGGAGTTTTGCAGGAATATTACAATGAAAAACATAAGGAATTTAGTGTAGGATTTATTCGTGGAGCGCAGCTGGAAACTATACTTAGAAGTCTATTATTTCTTTCCGAAATTAAAGTAGGAAATAAGCGGTTTAAAGATATGACAACTACCGAATTAACGGCCGTGTCAATCAATAGATTTATAGTGCCGGTGGTTAAAGAGGAGAGAACCTTAAAGACAGTTTTAAACTATTGGTCAACCTATTCTCAACTAGGAAAATTCTGTGTAGGAAATGGATATCTTATGGAGAATTTATTTGCTGCTACCAAGCCAAAGCAAGGCGGAAAATTATCTAACGAAAAAACAAATTTAGATCACCTCAACAAAGAAACAATTAATAAGATTATAGATCAGTTACCGATTAGTGATAGGCACTACAAAAGATGCAATTGGAAGCTAGCCGTAATGTTTGCATCGCAGTCCGGATTGCGCCAAGGAGAGCAGAGAGCAGTCACATGGAATGACGTTGAATTTGAGTCGAAAATTATCGACGTTCATAAGTCGGTGGATCGTTATGGAAATGTTGGTGAAACAAAAACCAAAGCCGGCAAAAGAAAGTTTAAACTTAATCCGTCGCTTGTCAAAGCAGTTCAAGAAGAGTACATACGGCAGGGCAGACCAAACAAATCTGACTACATATTTATGAGCTCGCATGAGGGCGAAATTCATCCAAACCAATTCATTAAAATTATTCGTCGGGCATGTAAGGCTGCCGGAGTACCGCCTATCCGATGGCATGATCTGCGCCATTACTACGGTTCAGTATTACTCGAAACGTATTCATCGACTCCTGGTGGAGAATGGAGAATTACGCGCAACATGGGTCACACTGATATCAGAGTAACGTCATCAATTTACGGGCACGTTATTAATAGGCATGTCAATGATAAGCAGGATGACGACACTCAGGATAGAGCGTTTAATTAATTTAAGTTCGCTCCCAAACGCTTGAGTTCTTCCTTGGATATGTAAGTTTTTTTTCCTGCCTTGTGAATTTCAATATTCCCGTGCTCAACAATGCGGCGAAATCTCATGTACGCCGCCCTCTCAGATAATTCGGGAAATATAATTACACTAGCCTCCGACATGGAGTACATAATCTTAGAAGTTTGGTCGCTCGTAATTTCCACTATCTTCATCCTGATTCTCCAAAGCTGCCATCTTAAAATCCTGGGGTACGTCGAGAAACATCAACGGTCTTTCGATCACCGGCCACGTTTCACCGTCCGCAGATTTCTCCTTAATACTTATTCCCAATTGTAACTGCTGATTGAAACCTAGCTTTACGGCGAGCTCTCTCAAGCGAATTACAATCTCTGCAATGGCGGCCTTTTGTTCGGCGGTCTGTGGCTCACGACGATTAGTATTGTCATCCCACTTTGTTTGTAATTGAAGCCACGCGGCGATGTGATAATCAACGTCTCTTTTCAATCCTTGGTTTAGTCTAAACTTTCCGTTTGAGAAATGTGGTCGGTTGCCTATGGCACTACTTATTGGTTTCATCATTTTCTTAATTGCTCCTCTTTCACTTCATAAAATTTTGATATTTCTTCGGCAAGTTTAGGAAACTTATTTTTAATTTTTACATATCCTGATTGCTGTTGCCGAAATATAGCTGCTAGTTGTGGTAGTGATTTTGCCTTATCAAATTCTTTATAAAGAAAATCATTGGCCCACCGTCGCAACTCCTTTTCACTGCCTGATTGTGCGTCCTCACTATCTCTAATAAAGTCGCTATCATCCCGTAAGGTTTCTGTTATCTCTGCCTCTTCCGGATCTTCTTTAGGTGGATCCTTTGGTGTTTTTTTTTGCTCCTCAATATTCTTTTCTTTATTTTTAATATTCGACATTTCAAATTCGCTGGCAAATTCACCGCCATGTAATCCGAGTGTGGCCAAAGCTCTGCCAATCGATGAAGTCTCTCCGTTCTCTATAGCGGACGTTCTATTGACCTTACTGCTCCCTCTAATTTCTTCGGCAGTGCCGGTTGCTATTGGTCGTTCTCCACCTGGAGCAAAGATCTCGGCATAAACGACAACACGTTCTTTATCATCAACCTTAACTTTTGTGACGATGCTATAATCAGGGAAGTGCTTTCTAAACACCTCGACACGTTGCGATACCTGAGTGTATTTTTTACCGCCGTGCATTGCCACGCCATGCGATGCGTTCATCTGGTTTATTTCTTCCATTGCAGCTTTTAGCTGATCTTTCATTTTAATGTCTCCCTTGCTATTCGCATTACTTCGGGGTGATATCCCCAACTCAAATCCCTAGACCACTCCGGCATAAGCATTTTAAATAGATGCTCCTGATCCTTGGCAGCCTTTAGTATTTCCTCTACGGCTCTATTCTCTCTTGCCATTTCCTCAACAACACCTTCCAGATAATCGTCTCTCAGTTCCGGCGTATCCTCTGGAGTAAAGACTTTGTAGTTTGTTTGATTGGCATAAACTAAAAATGGTGGTAATCCGCCATTGAGTTTCCAAAAGCCGGCAACTTGTCGGAGATTACCTTTGTAAAATTTATCTGTTAAAGACTTAGGCAGGCTCGATTGCGTTTTGTTTGTAAATTCTCGCGGCTTATTTGGATTCTCTGGATCTATCTTTTCTTTCTTTAATGTAGGCCACTGCGTTTTCAGATCTCCGCGCCGTGCATAGTCCGGTCGTGTCTGATAGGGTAGCTCATTGCCTGGAAACCTACCTTCATAAATTGTCTCGCCAATATATTTGTTTTCGCGTGCCATTGCCTCCCTTAATCCGAGGACGGCGTGCTCAATTACCTTGCCAATTATGGTTTCAAAGTAACCAATCAGCAATTCGTCCTCTTCAGCACACTTTTTCCCAAAAAAAGTACGAGGTTGGAAAAATAGACCCTCAGATTTGGCCGTAGAGATGGCTTCCTCAAGTTTTATAGGCTCTTTATCATCAATACCTAACACGCTGTCAGCGGCCGTTTGAACGGCAATACCGGCGGTCATCCGAGGTTGCATAGAAAGTCGTGTATCTAAGAGGGTAAATCTTTGTCTTGCTGCCTCTTTTTCCTCTATGCTTGATGATTCATCCTTAATCACCTCCATTAATTTATTTTGCATGGGTCGGAGAACAGCTTTCTCAAAAATCTTTTGGCTTGGTGGTGAGTAATTGAAATTACTATGGTGATAGTAATTAAATCTCAACGCATAATCGGGAGTCAGTTCTGGTAGCGGCATCTATTATCAATCCTTTTGGTGTGTGCCACTCACTTTTGGCATAAAGGAAGAGCGACACACATTATTTGATAACAGATATTGTTATGTTGCGTCAACAACTAAATCAAGGTATTGACCGAAATCTCAATCTAATGATCTTTTACAATCTCAAATCCCCAGGATTCCGGATCGTAAAGCATCATGCCAGCTGGTGTTGCCCATTCAAGCTCGACTTTGTTGTAATTCTTTTGCAATGGTTCGTTATCGTCGAGAGTTTTGGGATAGGTCACACTTTTATTTCCCTGGTAACTGCTCACTATCGCGGTCATGCGCCTAATGGTATAGGTTTCAAAGTCTGAGTTCTCAAACGGATATCCCAAAATTATTGGACTACCATCTAAATTAAGTCTTTTTGAGTTTTTAATTTTGCAGATACTAGGTTGACCAATACATTGCTCGTGAACATATTTTTTCTCAAACGGTTTTTTATTAACAATACAGATGGCATTTTTCTTTTTTGCAAACCACTTTGGCACAAAATAAGCGCCGTGATTCTCAGTAAAGTTAAAAGGACCAGCTAGATAAACACGTTTTGATTCGTCCTCGCCATACATGTGCAGCACTCCGTCATTCGTCATTTCTCCCATGATAGGACACATGCTGCGTTTAAAGAGTATTTCTTCGGCTGTGCAGTTTAAAATTTTTGAGTATTTAATAGCATCATCAATACTTATATTTTGTCTGCCGTTTAAATGTCTTGATACAGTTTCGGGTCGAAATCCCATCTGTTTAGCAATCTCAACACCGGAGAGGTTAGCTTTTCTTGCTAAGTTTTTAAGGTTTGATACGCTTTGTACTTCTGACATATTGTCTATTTCTAGTCCATTTGAGTTACAGTTAAATGGGGTTCCGTTCATAACGACCTCCTTTTCTTGGAGATCCGGTAGGTTGGTTTACCCAAATCTTTTTGCCTATTTTGTTAAAAAGAAATAACTTTAATCCTCTCGTTCCTTTTGCGTTGAATATAACAAACATCATATTTCCTCCTATCAAGTAATGTCAATCATATTGGTAACAGAAAGTGTTACATTGATAACCACAGTACAGACCTTTATTTATAAGTCAAATTAAATTGCATTTATAAATAAAATATATTGCAATCTGCATATTATAACTTAATCTGTTAAATCAATAACATTGACCCAAAGGTTGATTGCATTGTTGATTTGATTATTGATAGGTGATTTATGAAATTAGAAGATTGGCGCTTAGAAAGAGGCTTAACGTATAAGCAATTAGCTGAAAAACTTGATGCTCCCGGCGCCGGTGTTGTTCATAGATGGTGTTTGCATCCACGTCATCCAGGATATGCGAGGCACGTTAGACCTAGCCAGGAATATATGCGCCGGATCAAGATTGCTACTGATGGCGCTGTACAGCCTAACGATTTCTTTATGGACGACGTATGATCCCATTTCCTAACAAGAAATATAATATTATTTATGCTGATCCTCCTTGGTCTTATAAAGAAGATTGGGGTAATGGTGCTGTACATCATCATTATAAAACAATGAATATAAAAGATATTAAATCTTTGCCAGTACAAGAAATATCAGATGATAATTGTCATTTATATTTATGGTACACAAATTCTCATGTAAGAGAAGCACATAAAATATGTGATGCTTGGGGATTTAATTACAAACAAACATTAAGTTGGGTCAAACAATATTCTAATTTACAATTAGAAATGGGTCTTGGTTATTATTTTCGAGGTTGTACAGAACATATTTTGTTTGCAGTTAAAGGAAAATTACCTCGAATTAGAAAAGATTTAAAAAATTTAATAGCCACAGATGGACAAGCTATATTTGAAGTTAACTCAAGAAAACATAGCGAAAAACCACAAGCTTTCAGAAATTTAATTGTTGATCATAGTGGTAATCTACCACGCATTGAATTGTTTGCACGACAAAAAACAGATGGTTGGGATGTGTGGGGTAACGAGGTATGACAGAGGCGCAGCTACAAAACCTTGTTGCTGATTATCTGCGTGTGGCATTACCGGACGGATCTGTGTTTCACCATTCCCCAAATGAAGGGAAATCGCATGTTGCTCACCGTGTAAAGTTAAAGAAAGCAGGGATGCGTACCGGTTGGCCTGATCTTGAAATTTTTTGTCCTGATACAAAACCAATTTTTATTGAGCTCAAAGTAGGGCGTAACCGTGTCACACCAGAACAAAACAAAACGCTCAACAACTTAGCATCATTGGGATGTGTAACGGCCGTGTGCAAATCGCTTGATGAAGTACGGAAGGCTATCGGCACGTTTGTCAAATTAAAAGAAAAAGGAGGAGTGAATGGAAAATTTTGAAATAGCGAGAGAGTATTTTCAATACAGAATAGAGCAGGGGTGGGGTTTGTTAAGGATTGCACAGGAGCACGGTATTCCGGCGCCATATAGCAGTTGTTATTCTGAACCCCATATTATCGATTGGTTAGCGAGGTATTATGAGCAAATCAGACATTGATAAAAACTTCACGGGTAGGTTTGGCCGCTTGTTAGCGTGGCGTAACGCTAATTTTTGGCAGCGTTTGTTTATGCAGTTAGTCAGAGGTAGGCGATGTTAAAAGCAGATGGCTTTGACAAGGCGTTTGTCGGTGTAGCATATCGGTGTGGGTGTGAGGATATCATTGCCTATGATTACGATAGGTGCATTGGTATTTTGTGTGAGCGTGACAACATGGATATCGAGGAAGCAATAGAGTATTTTCACTACAATGTTTTAGGTGCATGGGTAGGCGATAAGACACCAATATTTATAAAGCGAATGAGATTAAAAGATTTAGAGGAGGAAATATATTGACATATGAAAAAATGTTTGTACCCTCAGTAGTTACACGTCCGCCGGAGCTACACGTTACATGTAACTACATGAAACTTCATGTAACTACATGTACTTCATATATCTACAGTTACATGTAGCTACATGAGTCACATAGAAACCGAAATTCCATACGACGTTGAGTATCTTGATTCGCTTTTTCTCAGCGCTTGTCTGACTGAACGCAGCTTACCGCCTGCTATTGTCAAACGTAAGCTTGCATCATGGCCTGAGTATGCGAACACATGGACGGCGTATAATTCAGCGGCCTTTTCAGTTAAGCCGCCAAGAGCATCTCCGAAGGATATCACCATGTATGAATTTGCAATTGATCTCGGTTTGAAATATGCAAACGAAACACAACGGCGTTTGATATGGGCGGTTAATCATTCGGCTATTCTTCGTAATGGCTACAAGCGTGAACGTGGGCCCAATTGGGAAAAGTTAGCTCGTATTCGAGGTAAGATATCGCCAAGAGCTCTAAAGCGATTGTATATGGATGCGCTTGTCACTATGGCTTATCGGATTAAGGTTAATCAAAGAGGTACGACGTTTGCCGGCGGCGTATTATCGTCGTGAACTCTATCGTCAATCTGCAAATCTATTTCGTGATAGCTGCAATAGCCTATAACCGCGTACATTTCTTTGCTAGGTGCATAGTTTTCAGCAATAGTTACTTTCGGTTTGTCAAAGCTATTATCGTAAGTCAACCAATAGTGTGCTTCGGTTTTCTGCGACCATGAGAGCATGTGTCCTTCGCCGTTTAAACCTTCTTCTGCAAGACATGTTATCTCGCCTGCTATTTCAGACAAAAAGCTAACATGAAATAAGTCTATATTTTTCATTGTAATTTCTCCACGCTTGTTAGTGTAGGGTTTGGGTTGTTATGTTGTCAACTTTCCTCCTCGCTTTAAAAATTCTGATCTGATTTCGCTTTCCTCACATAAGTAAATGGTTCGTTGCATATCGTCATTTCCACAATGAGGACATGTAGAAATTAATTTTTCATATTCACCAAAAACTTCAGAGCAAACTAAACACTCAACTACTTCTGAATAATTAATCATTGTCTTTACTCCTTATATTTTCACTACCACAACTTGAACAAACCTCTTTCATTTTACTTAGTTCTTGCCAACTGTAACTCTTTTCACTGTCAAACTCTTTCAATAGTGTTCCTTCATCACTTCCACAATCTAAGCACAATTCAGTCATCCTCTTCTCCTATAGATCTTTTAATAAGTGTATCCAAACCAGACCCACAAACAGTTATAAACAAACCATTGATTAATGCTTTTGTGTCTTCTGTTAAACCATCGGATTCGCTTAAAAATCTTTTTGCTAATTGATTAATATCTTTGATAGCGTGTGAGTCATCAGGATCTTGAACAGCAGTATGAAATTCATCCCACAAATCTTGATCCCAATGATCGTTATCAATCTTTTGTAAAAACTTTTCTGATCGTTCTATCTTGTCAGGTTTAACGCTTATCATCGTGTACCTCCGTAATGTTTTCTAATGTCCAATCGTGTCCGTCATCTGTCTTCTCCCAATCGGCCTCTGCTAATTCATCACCACGCGCTATTGACCACGCTTCATCTTGGCTGTCTGCTTCGATAATAGCGGTATATCCGACATCCATTGTTGCCGTTACTTTGTATTTAGGCATCGGTCTGACTCCTTATTTAAAACATTTTCCAAAATCTCTTCGACATCATCACAAATTTGACAAAATTGTTGGTCAAATTCTGGCAAACGATTTCCGTCTTTGTCATGTGTCTTTCTGGTGCTATCGCCAATCAGTCTCTTTTCAACATAAGCGGCTAATTCACTGTATAAAAAAACATAGTCCTCGTCTGGTAGAATATGTTTCCATCCGTTCTTACTAGTTCTAGTGCTCAATTCAGTCATTGTCGTAACTCCTTATTAATTCTATCTAATAATTTTTCGATATTATCGGAGTCGCCTATCTCTTGAATGGTATCTTCAGAACAATTTAATTCCTCAGCAATCCACTCCTCTTCCTGCTTTTTCCAATCGGGAATATCTTTTTCTGTACCAAAAGTTTTGGTAACTCCTCCATCTGCAAAAACAGTTCGCATAAAAATTTTAGTCATTGTTTTACACTCCATAAAATTTTATCGATCTTATTTGTCATTGCCTTCTCCTTTCAAAATTTCTCGTTCCCATAAATCTTCGTAATACAAATATGTGAAGTCGTCGTCGTTCTCTCTGGCTCTCTCTTGATCTGGGTGTGTTTTGTTATCAAAAAACAATTGGTCAAGGTGATCTAACAATACCTCATCCATTTGTTCGCGTGATGGCTTAGAGCTAAATACAACCATGTCGTCCTCGTATCCGCTTTCCCTGAATTTAAATACCCATACTTTATTCATTTTCTGACTCCTTATTTTCAATATATTCATTCATTTGTTCACGCTCTTTGATATCTATGAACCAAATGAAAATTAAGATTAGTAAGAAGCCTATTGAAAGGCCTCCCACTACTGAAACAATCGCTTGAAATTCGGTCATTAGTCGCACTCCATTTCATTAATAGTTTCTTCTAATGCGAACCAAGATAAAGCGTTTAATATCTGAGTTTCGACTCCGTCGTTTCGTGTTGCGTCGTCAACCTTGTTATGTATGACGTCGGCCACCTCATGACTCAAGCAGTTGTCTTTTAAACCATTAAAATTTGCGACCATTTGAAAAGGACACTCGCCGAGCTCTCCGGCCATGTCCTTAATTGCGGCGTATATGTCGTTCATATTATCACGAGCAAATTTGATCGTTTCATAGTAGTAGATAAAGCCACCGACTCCGCCACTAGCTCCGCAGTTTCTTATTGTATCTTTTGCATAATCAATTGACTCCTGGTCGCCGCCTAATTGGTCAATTACTGCTTTTTTTAATGTATCGTTTATCATCATTGACTCCTTGTGTCGCAGTCATGCGGTACTTTCTCAAACATGACTGTGTTAAAAGATGTGTTTATTATTCTGTAGTCTGGGTTGTTGTGGTACTTCTCGGCCGCTTTTAATCCGATCTCGCTATTAATCGCTATTGTGACGTAATGCGGAGAAATGCCGAAGTAAGACAAGTTTGTGGTTTCTTTTGTCATTGTTGTTTTCCTTTATGCCATTAAAAGATTGACTTTAACTATTGATTGATTCGGTCAAGGAGTCAAGCGTAAAATAACAAGATGTGTTACGAGTATATGAAATAAAATTGATTCATGCAGTTTTATTGATTGCATGGTTGCACGAAATGTTGTACGCTTTGCGATATAATTGGCAAGATATTGCGTTGATCTACTGCCTAGATTGAT